AGCGTACAAATCTGACTGTCTTACCGGTTTATTGATATCAGAGTTTTGATAGTTATAAGCATCTAACAAGGCCTTCTTTACCTGATTGCTTATATCTATAGATTTGAAAGACTTCCTACCGGTTATCTCGGCCGATAAATAAATCTTAGCTGCATGTGTAGAATATACACTTACTCGAGTAGTTAATACCTTGGATGATTCCATCCTCTGCCTTACATTATTGATAAGCTCTGTGCTTGCTTCAGAACCACCGTCGGGGGTGATATATACTTCTACATACTTTCCGCAAATGTAATTGCAGTAAGCCTTATCTACCCCATCTATCAACATAGCTATGGCTTCATAATCCTCCTTAGTGATAGCTACCCCAAGAGTTTTGATACTCAACGGGATATGTTCTTTAAGTGTATCAAAATCCTCATAGTCAGAACCTCCAGTAGCAGCTATGGTATTAGTAAGAGTAAGACCAGAAGTCACATCCGTCATTACCTCAGGAACTTTGTCAAACTGGTTTGCAGGTATGTTACCATTTGTACCATAAGTCAGATAATACTGTCCCTTAATGAGTGAGCCTATAGTTGGTTTTCTACCGAACTGACCATCACCGAATACCAGATACGGAGTGAGAGTAGTATCGAGTTCTACCTTGTATACCTTATCACCTGGACCTGAATAAGCAAAGGTATCTACCAGAGTCCAGGCCTCTCCACCAATGGTAAGTACCATAGAACCCTCTACATACTTCTTATCCGTAGGTAAGTCTCCCAAAGTTATGATAATATCATGAGAGGTATAAGTACCCAGTTCTACTTCTTCCACGGCCTCTTTCTGAGCTACCGGTACTTTATAAGTATATGTACCCCTTTCAATAGTTACATTGCGAGTAGTTATCCACTGTTTACCATCCTTTGAATTGAATATAGTGTTCTGGGGTACTTGTATATCTACCGGGAAAGGACTCCCGTCTTGCATATATACTGTTAAGTCTACTGAAGATGGGATAGCTGATTTTATGTGGTAATCTACCAGCTTAGCATGCTTGTACAATGACGAGTACCTTCGGCAGGTTGGAAGGAAAGCTTCTCTTGCCATGCCATCAATGTAGTAGTGTATCACCTCAGCAATACCTGCAAAGATTGAGAGTGTAAGTATGAATATATTACCTTCACTCATATCCGTTATCTCTGGAACCCTTTCATTCAGAGATTGAATTAGTTTGGCTTTTATGTCATTATATGACCTCTGAAAGGGAGTGAGCCAGGGGTTGCTAGTAGACATCTGTGGTTGAGTTGTTTAAGTTATACTGAAAGTTTAACTCTTCTATCCTTTGGGAATCTTGTACCTTAAAATATATTAGGAGTCTTATAGATTCTTTAGTCGGTTTCAGAGCAAGTACTTTTAATGCCGTTATCCGAGGTTCCCAGGCTGCTATACCATCCTTCACGAAATTTCTAATCATGAGGTTGAGAGCACTTGTATTGGGTTCTTCCAAACATTCCCAGGTTCGAGAACCAAAGTCTTCTTGTCTAAATCTTTGGCCTATTTGATAGGTTAAAATAGCTGTGAGATTCTGCTTTATTAAAGCAACATCTCCTCGGAGTATATACCACCCTATTTTTGGTACTACTCTTCCATCTGGCAGCTGTACTGATTCGGGTTTACCATCTTTTCCAACGGGTTGTTCAAGCTTTATCGGAAAATAGGCACCACTACCAATAGTGTTGAGTTGATTATAGTTTGCCATCAGTTAGGTTGTTTAATTGTTTCACTTTCGATATCCTCCACCTTAGTCTCTTCCAGTTTAGAACTAGCCCAAGATGCAGCAGCAGTTTTCAAAGCACCACCACCGTCCTGAGGTTTAGGTACCCAGTTAGTAAATGTCTGCTTTATTTTATTTAGGTCTTGCTCAATTTTATTTAACCTCCCTACTACCGAATTGGATTCAGGAATACCAACTTCTCCCCCTTGCATTATAATGTTATTCGCATCGACGTTTATGTTACCGTCTAGAGACTTAACAATTATATCTTGTTGGATTATTGCAGTTAATACTCCCGATTCACTTTCATCCAGTATAATCCTATTGCCTTTGGGTGTAATAAACCCAAGTACATAAGGTTTGTCTAAGTCAGGGGGCATCTCTCCGATTGCCCAGCCATGATAAGACCAGAGGGGATGTCTTGGGTCTCCATTTTCAAATTCTATATATACTATAGAACCTTCACGAGGAGATAACCATTTGAACCCAGAACCTGGACCTCCTTGTTGATGTTTAGGATAAGCCCATACTTCTACACCTCTTAAAATATTTGGAAGATGTACACATACCTTATTTTGAGAGTCTGGGTCATTAGAAGTTATTACTATACCTCGGTAGGTAGAATAGAACCTTCCAATAGCCTCTATACCTCTCTGTTGAATTAGTTCGTATATGTTCATTGTTCTTTTGGACTTATATTCCTACCTACTTGAAAGTCAGTCCTTGAATCCACCTCAATGGTATAATCAGCGGGGTTATCTGGATTCTGACGTACTAATATTTGTCTACCAGCTCTTTGAGGATTCTCTTTATCTTCTTCCTTCCAGGTTGAAGCCCTGTACCTTTCTACCTCAGATTTTATTCTGCTGGGTATTTTCCAAGCACCCGTAGTATATGACTCTTCGGCTACATCGTGAGCTTTCTGAAATACTTCTTGGAAATTTACCGAAGTAGAGACCTTATTTAAGATGGAGTTACGAGATTTCTTTTCAAAAGTAACCTCAGTAAAATACCCACCCGTGTCAAAGCTATGCTCTACCTCTTTAGCATACCAATCATCAGAATACCTTTGGCCTACATTCTTTATCTCTATAATCTGAGAAGACTTCATATTGGGATTACCCACAAACTTAGCTTTAGCCTTAATTTGACTATTTACTGACTCTATAATGTCATTGGACATAAAGCTACCCATGGTTAAAAATAGGGGATCAGATACTACTCGTACACCGGGCACTTGTATCTCTATCTCCATTTCAGCCAATACCTTAGAACGATCTGAACCAGGATGATCGTATGGATAATCTCCGTAGGGTCTTTCTTCTGATGCTCTTTGAATAATTAAGCTCACATCACTTCTCTTCTTAAGAGCATTGTAACCTTGTCTCCATCTATTCTGCCAGTAAGCTGTACTACTGTTAGGAGCATAATCTATGGGATTAAGCTTTACCAGTACTTTTCTCCGAATGACAAAGTTAGATACCTCATCTGGAGGCTGAGGAAGTTCTACATCGGTTTTACCTGAACGTATAGCATCTTCAAACTTTTTTAATTCATCCTGATACTTTTTCCACTCGGCTTCTATCTGAGAGTTGTATGATTTAACTTCGGCTTCAGTTAGCGAAGGATTAGAAGATATCTTCTGTTTAGCATCAGTTATAGAATTATATACTGGGGGTTTTTTAGAAGAATTGTTTACTTTACGACAAGTAGAAGTACTCGGTACTATAGCTCTTTCAAACTTTGCCATTCGAGTAACATCTCTTGGCTCCATAAGTATCTCAGGCTTATTCCTTCTTACGTAGGCGTCTGGCTTACATGGGTCATCATTGGTAGGTATACATTGAACTACCTCTGTTTCCACAGTTTTAGTATCAGGGTCTATACTTGAAGCTTTACCAGCTTCTATACTTTGTACGTATTTAGTTTGAACCCTGAACTCTAACAGTTCTCCAGTTCCACCAGCATAGGTATATGCAAATACCGTTTTACCTGACTGCTTTCCATTGTGTATCTCTATCTTGTTATCACGAGTGTCTACAAAGTTAGGACCTCCTGGCATAGCCTTAACTATACCCACTAACTGAGAGTATTTGTTTAAGAATGTAGCCGAACCTGCAATTACAGTACCTTCTGCAAATGTGGCCGGTATCATCTTTAACTTATATCTATCAGGGTCCTGAGCAGGTTTAGAAAGGTTCTCTGGAGTCAACTCAAGTATTTTTACTCCTACTAACCCATCATCTATCTCCTCAGAGTTTTGTATTTTTGTATAACAAGGTAAGCAAGGCTTACTTTTCTCTTTGCTCTGTTTTGCCATCACATGGTTGATTATCGGTTATTACCAGAGCTGTACCAGCTTTCTGAGAGTAATCCGTTACAATTAAAGGCATCTTACCCAAGGCTAATTCCTTGAATACCTCCAAGTACTCGGTTTTATTACCCACAAATTTTGAAGGTTCGGCTTCCAAGAACATCTTTGCATCAGCAAATTCTATGGTAAACTTTACTCCCTCTGGTGTAAACTCTATCTGATGACTCTTTATGTTGACCAATCTTACAGGACCGGATTTGAAAGAGCTGTCACTGAATATCCATCCCCACTGTATTTTCAAAGGCATCTTGAACTGTAAGGATGGATGGTCTACTATTCCTACAAAGTCAGTTACTATAGTAAACTTACCTTTGTCTCCTTTACCTTCTGTGTACTTGTAGTTGAAGTTCTCGACTTCCATACCGATGGGAATGCCATTGAACTCGTCCATAATAGGAGAGCCAGCTCCATCGAATATGGCAAGGTATGGAGTACCATTACCGTTTACGAGAATGGGTTTACTATCCTCCATAATTCGGTATGATTAACTCCATATCCTCATGGACATCCTCGAAAGGATTGAGAATATCATTGGCATCCGCAATTACTCCCCACATTCCAGAATCTCCATAGTATTTGAAGGCGATGTTTTGGATTGTTTCTCCTTCAAGTACCGAATGAATTATATGGTCTGAAGATATTGCAGATATATTCCTTTCCAAAGATACATCCCCGTCTGGGAACTTTATTACATAACTGTCCTCATAAGGACTTGTTCCTGGGATAGTAACCATAGTTATTTAATTTTGTGTACCTACTCTCCCCGTATCGGAGTTTTCTAGAGAATTTACTTCCCCACCATCATAGAGATTACTCCAGGCGTATACTGCAACTTACTAGTGGGGATTATTTCTTCCCAAGTTCGGTTGTTTTTGGTTACCCTTTTGAAGGTGATGGTTTGAGTTGCACAGTTAGGAAATAGCTTAAGGTCGAAAGGTTGACTTACGGTATTTACTATCCTTTGACCAGTATCGGGGTCATGGTCATATCTTTTCCTCATACGAGCTGCATTCTGGAAATGAGTTAATTCGTATGGAGCTGAAGCCAGTATGAAAAGGTCGTCTTCGAATAACCCAGAATTACCCCACTGTATTCTTAAAGTAGGGGGTGATGCAGAATAACCATCAGCTCTTGCCCAAGATTCGAGCAATCGACATTTATTCACCACATCATCTCT